GCAAGCGTAGCTTCAACAACAAATTCTTATTATACTTGGATTGGGTTGCCTAATCCTACCCAAGTAGATTCGGATTGGAACGTAACTCCTCCTGATCCGAAAGATAGTTTTGATAATGAAGATAATTATTGGGATACAATGATTGCTTTGAAGAAAATAACTACATCAGATGTGAAGCAAGTAGTAAATAAGAATACCTGGACATCAGGTATCACTTATGATATGTACAGAGGTGATATTACTTCGACTAATTTATCACAACCTTCTAATGCTACCAATTTATATGATGCCAATTACTTTGTAATGAATTCTGATTACAAAGTTTATATTTGCTTACAAAATGGTACTGATCCTGATAATCCAGATGGCAGAGCATCTTTGGATGAACCAACATTTACTGATCTAGAACCAAGGGCAGCTGGTACTAGTGGTGATGGTTATGTTTGGAAATATCTTTATACAATTAAACCTGGTGATATCATAAAGTTTGATACAACAGACTTTATGCCTGTTCCTAAGGATTGGTCTACTAATGCTGCTGATGCGGCAGTGAGAGATAATGCATCAACCAGTGGTCAACTTAAAATTGTTACTATCACTAATAGAGGAGTTGGATTAGGAACAGCAAATCAAACTTATACTAAAGTTCCCATCAAGGGGGATGGAACAGGTGCTGAAGCCACTGTGGTTATTAATAGTAATTCAAAAGTGGAGTCAGTTACTGTTTCAAAAGGTGGTTCTGGATATAGTTTTGGAACTTTGGATTTAGATGCAGGGGGAGTTCCTGTAGGTTCTACGGATCCTGTATTTAATGTTATTATCCCACCTCAAGGAGGACATGGATCGGACATCTATCGTGAACTAGGAGCAAAAAATGCTCTTCTTTATTCAAGGATTGAAAACGATACAGAGAATCCTGATTTTATAACAGGAAATCAATTTGGACGTATTGGTATAGTTCAAAATCCAAAGGCATATGGTACGAGTACAAATCTTGAATTAGATAAAGCAAGTGCTGTATATGCAATAAAACTTACAGGAGCTGGATCTAGTACTGCTACTTTTAATGCAGATGCATTTGTTACTCAAACTGTTGGTTTAGGGTCTACAGCTATTGGAAGAGTTATTTCTTATGATCAAAATACTCAAGTTTTGAAGTATTGGCAAGATAGGACAACTGCTGGATTTAATACTAACGGTACTCAAAATTCAGATCCTGAATATGGATTTAATCTTAACAGGTTTAGTTCCACTACTTATACTGGTGGGTCGTTAAATATTATTGGGGGATCTGCTACTTTAGCAATCCAAAGTTCATTTACAGGTGTATCTACTGTAATAAATAGTAAGACGTATTATCTTGGACAGTCATTCACAAAAGGAGTGGCTAATCCAGAAGTAAGAAAATATTCTGGTAATATTATTTACGTTGACAATAGACCAGCAATTACTAGGTCTACCAACCAAAAAGAAGATATCAAAGTCATTTTGCAATTCTAAAGAATTATGTCTCAGGAAACCAATCTAAACGTAGCTCCCTACTTTGACGATTTTAATGCAAATAATGACTATTATAAGGTACTATTTAAACCTGCTTATCCAGTTCAAGCAAGGGAGTTAAATAATCTCCAATCAATATTACAAAATCAGGTTGAAAAACTAGGGCAACATTTTTTTAAAGATGGTGCTAAAGTAGTTCCTGGTAATACATCTTTTAATATTTCATATTATGCAATTGAATTAGAAGATAAGTATTTGGGTATACCTCTGTCAGATTATATTAATCAAGTAAAAGGATCAAAAATTACAGGATTAACTTCTGGTGTTACAGCTATTGTTGATAAAGTCCTTTTAGCTAGAAATTCAGAAAAGGGAAGATATACTTTATATGTTAATTACGTAGGATCAAATACTACAGATAATTCCTCATTAACGTTTTTAGATAATGAGTTACTAAGTTCAAATGAAGATATTTTATCTGCTAACACGGTTATTCCACCAGGAGAAGCATTTGCATCTACAGGAGTAACTGGTGCTAATTCTATTGGATCCTCATTCTCTATTTCTAATGGAATATATTTTGCAAGAGGAAATTTTGTCAATGTTCAAGATGAGACTATTCTTTTAGATCAATATTCAAATACACCTAGTTATAGGATAGGACTATATTTAAATGAAGAAATAATTAATGCGGATATTGATCCTAATTTAAATGATAATGCAAGAGGATTCACTAACTATGCAGCTCCAGGTGCTGATAGGTTTAAAATTACCACTTCATTATTTAAAAAAGCTTTAGATGATTATGATGATAATAATTTTATTGAACTAGCAACTATTGAAAATGGTATATTAAAGTCTCAAAAAGAACCAACTGAATACAATATACTTCAAGATGAACTAGCAAGAAGAACATATGAAGAATCTGGTGATTATTATATTAAACCATTTAATACTTCCCTTAAGGAGTCTTTAAATAATTATAAGGGAAATAATGGTGTATTTAATACAAATCAAACTACTTATAATGGAGGTATTCCATCTGAGGATTTAGCCTTATATAATATTTCTCCAGGTAAGGCATATGTAAAAGGATATGAGATAGAAACAATTAGTTCTACATATTTGGATGTCAAGAAACCAAGAACTACAAAAACACTTAAAAGTCAAGGAATTGATTATCATACTGGATCTACCATAAAATTAAATAGATTTTATGGATCTCCTAAAATTGGTATTGGTAATACTTATGTTTTAAGTCTAAGAGATAAAAGAGTTGGTACTGCTGCTACTCTCCCTGCAGGTAAAGAAATTGGAGTGGCAAGAGTATATGATGCGGATTTAGAATCTGGATCATATGATAGAGCTAATTCAAATACTAATGAGTGGGATTTAATTCTTTATGATGTTCAAACAGTTACTGAAATTACTTTAAATGAACCAATAACACTATCAGTACCTACTCATATTAAAGGTAAGTATAGCGGTGCGACAGCATTTTTGAAAGATGCCGCTACTAATAGTACTTCTTTATCTTTATATGAAGTAGAAGGTGAGTTTGTACAAGACGAAAACTTTGTTATAGATGGTATAGAAAATGCAAGAGTTGCTATTGCAGTAACAACATTTGGTATTTCAGATGTTAAATCAGTATTTGGTAATACCAATGGTGTTGGTATGAATACTGTTGGTGCTGCTCAAACTTTCTCTGCAGATACTATTCAAACTCCTGTTACAAATATAGGGGTAGCAACTATAACTCCTCATCGATTTGATTCAGGTCTTTTAGGTTATCCTAGTGGATCTATTAGTACGGTAAGAAGCACCAATCCACTCTTTCCAGGAGATATTAAAGTTGGAAATATTCTTCAATTTAGTCCCTCTCAAACCAGTGAATTTAATGATCCAATCCTTGCTAGTGTAGTTAGTGTTGGTACAACTCATGTGGTAATGACAGGAGTTCATACTGTTAGTGGTGTGGCTGATGGTAAATTACCTGATGTAATAACTCAAGTTTCTGATTTAAAAGTAGTAGGAACAGATTTATTAAAATCTGATGATAATTCTTTCTATACTGTTTTACCAAAAAGAAATATTGCTAGTTTAGATCTAACCGATGCTTCTTTAACAATCAGAAAATCTCAAAGTGTCCGTATTGTTGGCAATCAACTTTCGGAAGCAGTAGCTTCTGGGAGCAATCAAACATTTTTACCATTTACTCCTGAAAGGTATTCTCTAATTAAAAGTGATGGAACTACGGAAACTTTAACAAGTGATAAAGTTCAGTTCAATACAGGGTCTACTGAAGTAAATATTTTTGGATTAAGCACTGGTACAGATGATGCTACACTCATTACCACTATAAAGAAATTAAAACCAAAATCTAAGAAAAAAATAAGAAATAGAGTTAATAGTATTATTGTAGATAAATCTACAGAGTCAGCTTCTGGAATTGGATCTACTACCCTAAATGATGGATTAACCTATGGTAATTATCCTTTCGGAACTAGGGTTCAAGATGATAGAATATCTCTTAATGTAGCCGACCTTATAGAAGTTCAAGCAATTTATGAGTCTGTTGATACTGGTAATCCTTCAGCACCTACAGTCGTTATATCTGCTCTTACGGGACCAACAGGTAAAACATCTGATTTAATTATAGGAGAACAATTCAAAGGTAAAACTACAAATTCTTGTGCTATCGTTGCTGAAAGAATTTCAGATTCTAAGATAACATTTATCCCTCAAAATGACGTAAACTTTAAAGAAGGTGAAGTTATTCGATTTGAAGAATCTAAAATAGAAGGAGTTGTTACTACATTAGACACAACAGATTTTAATATTACTTCTAATTTCATATCTGATAATGGTCAAAATCAATCTTTCTACAACTATCCTACAGTTAATAGAAAAACTGATGTCGAAGCTCCTGAAAAAAGATTAAAAATTTATTTCTCCAATGGATATTATGAATCAACCGATGATGGTGATATTACTACCATAAATTCTTATTCATCATTTGACTACAGTACTCAAATTCCATTAGTAAATGGTATCAGAAATACTGATTTAATTGATATTAGACCTAGAGTTTCTGATTATACTGTAGCAGTTGATACCAGATCTCCTCTTGAATTTTTTGGAAGAGAGTTTAATGCTTCTGGAAATTCAGCAGCAAATATTTTAGCTTCTGATGAAACTATTGTAATGGATTTCTCTTGGTATCTAGGAAGGATTGATTGCATATATGTAACTAAAGATGGAACTTTCCAAGTTAATTATGGAACTCCTTCAGAAAATCCTCAAGAACCAAGTGGTATTGATGATGCATTAAAGATATCTACTGCTTATTTGCCACCCTATCTTTATAATGTTGAAGATGTTTCCATAAACTTCTTTGACTATAAGAGATATAAAATGTCTGATATTAACAGACTTGAGAACAGAATCAAGTCTCTTGAATATTATACATCTCTTTCATTACTGGAAACTAATACAGCAAGTCTATTTCTTCCTGATTCTGCAGGATTGAATAGATTTAAAGCTGGATTCTTTGTTGATAATTTCACTTCTTTCCTTGCACAATCTCAACTTGTAGATTATAAAAATAGTATTGATATAAGTAACAATGAATTAAGACCTAAGCACTATACAACAGGAGTTGATTTAGAATTAGGCCCCGTAGAAGGAGTAAATCCTGCTGCTGATAAAGCATTTATTAATCCTCAAGGGAATAATATTAAAAGAACAGGAGATATAATTACTTTAAATTATAATGAAGTTGAATGGTTTAAACAAACTGCTGCTACTAGAAGTGAAAGTGTAACTCCATTTATTCTAAGTTACTGGTTTGGAACAGTAGAACTTACTCCTGCTTCAGATAATTGGCTTGATACCCAAAGATTAGAGGCAAATATAATAAATGTTGAAGGAAACTTTGCTGCAGAACTGGCAAGTGCTAATAGAGAATTTGGTGTAGATCTTCAATCAGGATTTGCTGCTACTGTATGGAACTCTTGGGAAACAGTATGGGGAGGTACTACATTAATTAATCAGGCCACTCAGGTTCGAGACACTATAATTGACTCTGGTCGAGGTTTCAGAATTTTAAGACGGGAACAGGGTAGTATTGATACTTTTAGAAGAGATGAAGGTCAACTTAGAACAGGAACAAGACTTCGTATAACTGAACAACTGGATAGAACTTCTCAGGGAGATAGATTGATAAGTAGAGATCTAATTACCTTTATGAGATCTCGAAATGTTCAAACCAAATACTCAGTTGTATGCTTTCTTTGATGGTGTTGATGTAACCAAATATTGCACTCCAAAACTTTTGGAAATTGCAATGATTTCAGGAACTTTCCAAGTAGGTGAAACTGTAACAGGTACTACGAGACCTATTGGTTCTGCACCCATTCAAAATTCCAACTCTCCTGAAATTACATTTAGAGTTGCTGTTTCTAATCATTTAGAAGGCCCATATAATGCACCAACAAAGAGATATGGATCTAGTCCCTATTCTGCTACATCCGTTCCTGCATCATATTCTTCTACTTCTACAACATTAAATGTTGATACTTTTTCACTAGCAAATCAACCTCAAGGATCCTATTTTGGATGGGTTGAGGAAGACATGATTTTGGTAGGAGAAACTAGTGGAGCAATGGCAACTATTTCTAATGTTAGATTAGTATCTGATATTGCTTCTAATTTATTAGGAAGTTTTTGGATTCCTGATCCAAACATGACATCTTCTCCTCGATTTGAAACTGGAGATAAAACTCTTAGATTTATTAACAATGAGACAAATGATAGAGATAATGCTACAACCGTAGCAGAACAAGGATTTAGTTCTACGGGAATTTTAGAAACGGTTCAAGAAGATATTATATCTGTTAGAAATGCTCTTCGTGTTCAAGAGGCAGTACAAGAAGATAGAGTAATAAGTGAGACCTTTGATACAGGATTTAATATAACACGTACATGGGATGAGTTTCGACAATGGGGGGATCCTTTAGCTCAATCTTTTCAGGTGGAAGATCCTGAAGGAATTTTCTTAACTAGTTGTGATGTATTTTTTGCA